GCCGACAACTCAGCCTTCTTTTTATCTAATTCCTGTTGAGCGCGCTTTTCTTTAGTCATGGCTTTTTCTCTAGCCAAAATATCTTTTTGTATTTTTGCTAAAATTTGTTCTGTGGTTAATTCTTTTTTGCCATATAATCTTTGCTTTTCTAACGCATCAATAGTTAATTGTGATAAACCTAAATAGCCGCGTTCTTGCAATATGCGCTGTTCTCTTACTTTAATGCCTTCTTTTTCTAATCTTTGTAGGGTTACTGATTCGCCAACTAAACCTTCTAGTGCGACTAACGCTAAATCTAAATAACCACCTAAACCTTTATCGCCAAATGATTTGGCTGATCCAACTAAAATATCTGAAAATTGTGTGGCAGTAGTTTCAAGGGTTGCACCAAAAACATCTAATTTACCTTGTGCGCCGGTTATGTATGCGCCGGCAGTTAAAAATCCTAAACCCAAAGTTTCGGTGGCTTTGCCTGCGCTTATTTGAAAAGATTTTAATTGACCTGAAAATGTTTCAGTTTGTTTTTCTGCCGCACCCTGGTACTTATCAAGGCTTTGAATAATCTTAGTAAATCCAGCGGCCTTTGCTTCAGCGGTGGTGAACCCAATACCCAGGGATACTATTGATTTGTAATTACCAACTGCCGCTTTATTTATAGCATCTAAAACACTATTTAAATCCGCACCTGTCGCGGCTGATGTATCTAAAGCCGTGCTTAATAAGAATTGCGCTGATTGTAAATCTCCTGTTTGGCTTACCAGTTTTCTAAATGCAGGTACTAATTCTTCTCCAGTAACATTTGTTGCACGCTCTAAAGTATCTAAAAATCCTTTGACTTCAGGAAATCTAAATTCTTCATCAAGGCTTCTTAATGATAATTGTAATTGCTAATGCCGCTTCAATTGATCGCTTAGTAAATAAAGCAAGGCCAGCGGCGGCGGCAACCCCACCGGCTTTGGCAAAGGCTCTTAATCTAAATGAACCGGTGGCAACTACCTTGTCAAAACCTTTTAACTCTTTGGTAGCACGCTCTAAACCTTTTTTATCAAACTTAGTTAAAAAGTTAATCGCAACATATTGACTTAGTGCCATGATCAACCCCTAAATTCTTTACCTAGATATTTTTTCAATACTCCGTATAGATTATCATTTACTTGGCCACCTAATTGTTGTGATGCCCTATAAATCAATCTTTTTTCTTTGTAAGCACCGCTGTTTGCAGTGCCTTGCAATTTACCAATAAATGCTTCACTAGCATTTGGGTTACGACTTACGCGCCTAGTTCTTCCCCTTGATCTTGATGATCCAAAACCTGCCAACTCATAAATTATACCTGGTACAGATTTATTTACTATGGCTAATGCAGTTACACCAAATGTAACGCCTTTAATTCTTTGTACTTTACTTTTAGCGGTACTTACTCTTATGCCGCGTATAACTTCTGTTTGCGACCACTTCCAACGGCTTCTTTTATCTTGGCCAATTGTTCTACCCCTATGTGCTTGATCATTAGCCCAACCCCATTGTGGTGGATAGTTAGGCTCAACATCACGCCATCCCGGGAATGGTGAATGTGGCACAAAACTTTGTGCTAATTTTGCAACCGGCTTAACAGACTTGCTTAATTCCCTTCTAAATTCTTTTTGTAAATCAGGATCAACTTTCTTCATCTTTTCAAGAAGTTCAGTTAAATTTTCAACATAGATTGATGGCACTGCCGCCAATGATCTAGTACGGCCAGGCAATCCTGAATATCTAGGTTCAATCATTATTTTCGCCTAACTGTTGCCTTCTTGCTTTGATAATGGCGTTCTTGCAAAATGGCTTTAATGGCTGAATAAATCGCTGGATCAACTTCTAATAAATCTTTAGGGCTGATACCTGTTGCCACCGACACAGTAGCGACTTCATAAATTGATCCGTGCCGGTCTATCCATTTTTTGAGTCATAAACCAAATCAACATCTAAATATTGATTGATGTAATCATCACCAAAGGCTAGATCAGTTTTGCCAGCATCTTTTTCTAGCCTATGAGCAAACCACCACAAATCTGATTCAAGTTGTAGTTCGCCTAATCTCTTACGCCAGCCTGTTTTAAATTCGGCTTCAAATGCCACCTTTACAGATGGCGTAAGATCGTAGGTTAATTTCTTACCATCTTTTTTAACAATTTCAATTTTGTGCATTGTCCCACCCTTTTCTTATTACGCGCTTGTTGATTTTGTTAATGCAGTTACCGGCAGTGATACAGATACACTTGCTACCGCATCAACAGCACCATTTACAGGTGTCCATGATGAGATAAGGCATGACATTGTATAACTTGGGTTTGTTGCGGTTACTGTACCTGATACTGGTATCAACTTGATATTCAGTTTAGTACCTAGCGCATCTTCAAATAGTGCGTTCACTGATGCTGATGCAAAATCATTGTACAGTTCAAGATTTAGCGTTGGGCGTTCAATCCCACCGATCATGTTCTGTATATTGTCATTCATTGCAGTGATCTCTACTTGATCAATTTCGCGTGCTAGGCTTACAGTGCTGACATGATCAGTAATGGTAGTTGTATTAACAATCACGGCAACTTTGTTACCCATAAATATGGCCATATTTTTCCTTTCGTTACTAACCTATCAACTCTACTGAATATTGATAACTTAGGTAGTCAATATTAGCGGATGTTATTGTTCCCGGGGATGCAGACACAACCCTGAGCGTTTGTACAGCACCGCCTAAAGTTTTATCAACTTCAACAGCGGCTTTAATTGAAGTAGAACCGGATGAAGCAAGTAGCCCATCCAATCTTGATTGTCCATCTTTTTCACTCATTCTTCCAACTACAACAATGATCTGACAACTTGCAGAATCAAATCCTCTATTTAATGTGTAGTCATAATTCATTGATAATTGGCCAACTATTGCAAAAGCGTTATTGGTTGGGATGTTTGTAGAATCGGGTACATAGTCAAACACACGCATACCGGTTATTGTGCTTAGGGCAGTTTTAAGGTTAGTTCTAACTGTACTGGGATTCATGCAACCACTTCTTTTTTGTACGCCCTGACCATTGCAGTTACATCCCTGCCTATTGGCGACATTCTAACCACGCCTAAATCACCTAATCCTAATATGCCACCCGGTGCATCTTTACGCTTGTATAAATCGGCGGTAAGAATTAAACACGCCATATTTATATCATCCGGCACTGACGGCCAGCCCCATCTTGCAGTTACTTGCACACCTGGGCGTAATCCATTTTGTGTTAGCCCTGGGAATATTGGCCAGGTTTCAGTATTAGATACCATAGTTAATTGAGTAAATGGCCGGTTCAAAGATGATGCGGTTAATGGGTCTAAAATGTAATCTTGATTTAAAGTTAAAGTTTTTGCGTATGTGCCGTTGCCGTTTGAATCAGTTTTTACAACCAAACTTGATGTAGTACCAATATCATCTACATAAACAAAAATATCTGAGTACGCACGATAAAGCCGTGCGGATGCCACTGCATCTAAATAAAATCTTCTGTTAGCAATCCGATCAATTGATCTTGATGCTGATTCAATCAAATCTTCTAGCAAGTCATTATCAGTATTATCTGATATAGACATGTACGCCTTAATTTGAGTTAATGTTGCATATCCATTTGTTATAGCCATGATCGGTATCCAAATCCTGTACTGCCCTGGGACATTAGACAAACTCCATTCATTAAATACCGATCATAGTTAGAATCCTGGCCACTGGAAGGGTAGCGGCCAGGAAACTTATTTTACTTAAAACGAAGGACTAGCCAAGCCAGTTCCGTTTATTTGTGCAATTGCTTTTCCATAGCGATCTGCGGTGAAGGCTGACATACCAAACAAAACAATGTTGATTGCAACCTTGCCTGTTGGTTCTTCAAATGTAACATAAGTAGGGGCTGCTGCCTCTTCCCATAGATGACATTCATTAAGATCAACCACAAAAATTGTATCTTGATTTGTTGATGCACCCTTATCGGTTGCAATGTTGGCATCCACAATAATTGGCAATCCTAGAATTGAGTAACCTGAGTTACCATATTGCGGTGCGCCGTTACCTGTACCCATTGCGTTCATAGGATTGTATGCCTGTGGCACAATCAATGGCCTACTTGAACCATCAACACCGGCCAATAAGAATCCTAGACGGCGTGGGTGCATGATTACTGCATTTGGGTTTACATAGATATTGCTTTGAATTTGCTGGATGCTATCGGCAATCTTAGGATACAAACCCGCGACTGTTCCTGTGGTCGCTGTATAAGTTACTAAAATTCCAGTAGTCATATTTACTAGACCTAATGGTTGACCATTTGATCCTGATCCGTTGATTAGTGAGTTATCCAACTTGGTGTGATAATCACGAATCAAATCACCTAGAACAATCCCCTCAATGTTGTATCCGCGTAGTAATGCTTGCTTAGATACTGATTGTTGGCCTGCAATTGTGTTTACATTTACAGTTAGGGTGTTATCTGCAATATCTTGTGATACTGCGGCTGTGTTCTGTGATGTTTGATATGCAGTTGTAGTACCAGTATTTATCTTAGAGATAACCACTGACATACCCTGTGTTGGTAATTGATGCTTGCGTGCGGCATCCGCAAATGGGCGGCCGGCGCGTGCTAATGGTGCATACAGATCAACTAGGTATTGTGGCACTACTAAGCCGGCAAAGTTGGATGTACCAACTGCACGCTTCTCAATTGCCATTTCTTGTTGGTGGCGTGCGATTCTTGCGCTTGCATCACCATCAGTTTTAAATTGTGCTTTTAA